CGTCTTGGGATCTCGCGCCCCAAGTCTGCATCTACTGTCAGCGCGAAGTCATTTGCCGCCATGAAGAGCGGCTGGAAGAAGAAGAGTAAATGAAGAAGGCAGCAAAGAAGGAGACTTACAAGTCTCCAATGGCGAAGAAGAAGCATGAGAAGAAGGAAAGCATGGCAATGAAGATGAAGGAAATGCGAAAGGGTGGGAAGTCCTAATGCCAAAGGTAGGAAAGAAAACGTTCCCATACACCGCTAAGGGCAAGGCTGCTGCGGCAGTCGCGGCAAAGAAGACTGGTAAGAAGGTCACGAAGATGAAGGGTTACTAAATGCTTGGACATCGATTCATCAAGATCCGTGCTACGTGGTATCACGCTGACGAGGTACTACAGATTGACGATCTCGGTGGTCGTATGCGTGTCATGCTGTCCACTGGTCTGAAGTTAGACCTTGACCCCATTGAGGGTGAGAAGATCGCCAAGCAATTGGAGGATCATGGTCTGACTCAAGCCAAGGGATTTGACAACTCATCGATTGCGATTCTTGTGAATCGATTGTCTTCGCTTGAGAACACGCTTTCAAATATGAAGGCGAAGTTGGCAGCGATTGAATTAGAAGGTAAAGCCAAGCAGAAGGTATCCACGTGATCGACTTTAGTAATATCAACGCCATTCGTGACGAGATCGAACGCGCTGAGTACTTTCGCAATGAGCACATGGAAACCCCGAAGGAACTCCGCGAGGCGTTCTCAGGTGCGGCGTACCGAAGCGGTCGGGGGACGGAGCAGCCGGAGAACGCAGTCCATGCGTATATTTCGATGGTGCTCCCCCGCATCGTGCATGACAACCCGAAGGTGCGAGTGACCAGTTCGCGCCCAGGCATTCAGAAGACAGCCTGCGTAGCGATGAAGGCTGGTATCAATCGTTGGTCGAAGATGACCCGGGTGCGCGGGACGTTGGAGCGCATTGCCACCGATATGTTGTTGGGCTGGGGAGTTGGCATGGTTGTCAACGAGCCAAAGGGGGCGGAGCGCAAGTGGGATGCTGACGGTCCGTATCTTCCGCGCCTGTACCGCATTGATCCAGAGCGGTTCTTCATTGATCCGGCAGCGCAGCACTGGGAAGAGGCTCGCTTCATGGGTCACGTGTGGATCAGTGACAAGGAAGACCTGTTGCGCTTGGCTGAGATCGATGAGACTTGGAACAAGGAGGTCATTGAAAGCCTCGCCTGCAACAACGGTGTTGATGAATTACGTGACTATCGAGACATCCCAGAGCGTTGGGAACTCGCCATCTACGAGGTGTGGGTTCCAGAGTTGGATGAGGCTGCTGCCGAACTGATCGATGAGGCAACTGATCAGGCACTGTTCAATGGGACGATCTACACCATTGCCAAGTATCAAGGCAACTCTGGCGCACCAGCACCGCGATACGAATACGTCCGCGCTCCGCGCCCCTACTATGGTGCTCCGAATGGTCCGTACATCATGTTCGGTGCATTCACTGTTCCCAATGACCCATACCCGCTGAGTCCGATTGTGGCTTGCCGCGATCAGATCAACTATGCAAACGAACTGGCTGTTCGTCAGCAAGAGAACACCAAGCGGTACAAGAGAATTCTGGTCGGCGATGCCAAGAACCCCAAGTTGCTACAAGACATTGTCAGTGCGCCGGATCTTTACGTCTTTGCAGAAGCAGGAATCACGGCGCAAAGCATTATCCCCATCGAAGTTGGTGGCACTACAAATCAACATATCCAGTCGGTCGAAACCGCCAAGGAGCGTTTGGATCGAGCACTGGGGATGTCCGATGCGATGCGCGGGAACATCTCAGGTGGAGCATCGGCTACTGAGGTGGCGGTTGCTGAAAGTGCCTCCACGATGCGCATTGCCCACCTCAAGCGCGGGTTCCAAGAGTCGGTAGACACGATCATGCGCAATGTCGGGTGGTATCTCTGGCACGACCAGCGCATCATCATCCCGGTCGGCGGCGAGGACACCAAGGGTCTGCCGATGGAGGATCCGATCTTCCAAGGCGGTCTAAAGGTGGGTGCTTGGGAGGATATGCAGATCGATGTGGATGCCTATTCAATGGAGCGAACCAGCGAAATGCTGGCGCAAAAGCGTGCTGTGGAGACATTTACGGTTGTAACTCAGGCTGCACAGGCAATGCCAGCCATGCCGTGGATCCGCTGGCGCGACCTGATGTCCTTCCTTGGCGATGCCCAGAACGTCCCGCAGATGGCTGACTTCATTGACGAGTCGATCCTGAAACAAGCAACCCAACCACAGCAAGCACCACAAGGGGGGGTAGGGGGTGTTCCACAAAGTCCTCCTTCCCCGTCTCCTACTGGCGAGCAACCTGCAATATCGGCGCGATCACAAGGCGCAATTGCAGCGGCTGCTTCGAGGATGTAATGCCGAACTACGAATTTACCAATCAAGCAGGGCAAGTCGTGGAGGTTTATTACCCCATGTCCACTGTCCCTTCGGTTGGCGCAGTGGTGCAGCATCCGGAACGCGGCACGTTGACACGCATTCTAAGCAGTGCGCAACTGTCGCCTAACTTCACTACAGGTACATACCCCTATGTAAGTGTGACACTCCCGCGCAATATGCCGGGAGTTCCTTGCAATGCGAAGGGTCAACCAATCATCTCAAGCCGCAGGCACGAACGCAACGTTGCGTCAGAGCACGGCTATATGCGAGCAGAGGACTAACTATGGACAGCACTGCTGAACCCATTGATGTCGAAACGTTGCCCAGCGGGACAACGGAGCAAGACACTGGTATCGAAGTTGACTCATCACAACCAGATGACGATGATTCGATACTTGATGAATTGCTTGGAAGTGTGGAATCCGATGACAATGAAGCCGATGTAGATTCGTCTACGACCGCTCCGGAGTCTGAACCATCCACACCCGCCTTTGACCGTGAAGTGGTCGCCAAGATCCTTAAACGGGATGGCGTACCGGATGCAATCATTTCTTCTGCTTCCGATGCTGTGCTAGCCGAATGGGCTGCAAAGGCTGAGAAGCGACAGAAGGATGTCGATTCATACGGCGGTCGAGTGAAGCAGATGGAGGAGCAACTTGCTCAAGGGAAGTCACCAGCGGATGCGGCTGTCGAGGCTAACAAGCCTACGAATGCGGCTCCAAAGGCGGCTGATCCGTTTGAGCAAATGGCGGAAATGTATGGCGAAGACGTTGTTGCGCCAGTCCGTTCAGCCTTTCAAATGCAACAGCAGCAAATGCAGGAAAGAATGCTGCTTGCCGAAGCCCGTGCATCGGATGCTTCGATACGTGTTCAGTACGGGGCGAAGGCTCCAACCTTTGACGTAGTCGTAGCGAAGATGTCTGCAATGGGTGCGGCAAAGCCGGGTGGGTACGCGAGCATTGATGAACTCACGCGAGCCGCCTACACGGAACTAGTTGGAACCAAAACGTCTGCACCATCGATCAAGAACTCACAGCCAACCGCGCCACGTGCGTCAAGTCCGCCTGTGAAGGCTCCTGTTCGCGATGCTGACGATGATGTTCTTGATCAAATCCTCTCTGGGACGCACAAGAGTTCGTCCCGCTCCAAACGTTAAAGGAATAGGCTATGCCTTCAATTACACAATTCAATGACTTCATGCAGTCAACCGGACCTTCTTATCTGAAGAGTGCCGATGCCGTTATCAACGAAGCCGTCAAGAACAACTACGTTCTCTCGCGTCTCCTCAAGGAGAAGGCAAGCGAAACGACTGTTCAGGGTGGTACTTCCATCAAGGATGTCATCGTCTTTGACGATTCGTCCACCTACCAGAAGTATGAGCCGAATGAAGTGTTCACTTGGCGCAACCCACAGGTGACCGACACGCTGTCCGCTCCTTGGCGTTTCAGCATGGACCATATGTCGTGGACCGATCAGGAAATCGAACTGAACGAAGGCGATGCCAAGGTCATGTACAAGCGCGTGAAGCGCATCAAGGAAATGCGTATGTGGACTTCCATGCTGAACGGCATGGAAAACGATCTGTGGGCATCACCATTCAACAACTACGGCAACGTGGAAACTGGTGGTAAGGAACCGTACTCGATTCCTGCCTTCATCACGGAAACCTTAAACACTGATCTCACCTTTGGTGAACGCGGTGGTTCGGCATGGCTTGCAACACAGTCAAGTGCTCCAAATATCTTGGGCATTAACCCAGCAAATGATCCTCGCTGGTCAAATCAGGTTTCGTTTTATAACAAGAGTGCTGCTCTCGCCGATGGTCCGAATCTTCAAGCAGCGGGACAGTACTACGGTCACAACAACAACACCAACATTGCGCGAAATGTTTACAGCCTGTTTGGCGCATTTGACGATATGTTCTTGAAGGTTCAATTCAAGTCACCGCTTACCCAGAAGCAGTACTTTGAAGAGACAAACTTCAATCGACAGATGATCTTGTGCTCCAAGGAAGGTCTGAACTTCTACAAGCGAACACTTCGTGCTAGCAACAATATGTTGGTCAGTCAGCAGGATTCGGCGTACAACACGCCTACCTTCAGTGGTATTCCTGTTGAGTACTGCGCCAATATGGATACGGCTGCGATTTATCCTGCTGTTGCTTCTGGAACGGCAGTTCCTGATAGCAAGGCTGGTCGTAACGATACGACTACTGGTCGCACTGTTGCTGCCAACGGAACTGAAAATGCAACAAACACCATTGATAAGGGTGCTCGATTCTTCTTCGTCAACGGTCAGTACATTACGCCTATCTATCACTCGACTCGCTACATGAAGAAGCATGATGTCATGCGTCACCCAAATCAGCCGTTTACTTGGGTTCAGCCTGTTGACTGCTGGTGGAACGTGTTCTGCAACAGCCGTCAGCGTCACGGCATCGTTGCTCCTCTTGCTATCTCCTAACACAAATGGGGGGTGGGTCATCCCACCCCCTTCTCTCACAAAGGAAATCACATGATTTTTACCCCATCGGCTGGTCCTCTCGGCGCACACCCCGTGAACTACACGACAAAGTGCGTAGTCCGCACTGCAACTGTCACTGTGAACACGGTGGTTTGCACTTCATTCCTCCACAGTACCCCTGTTGTTGATCCAAGTTTGGGCTATGACCCTCTCTATGTGTTCAACTCCGTTGCTCCTGTTGAGGGTGACCTTACGAATAACAACGGCTATGTAGGCGTTGTGACTGATTTGGCTGGAACTTCTGGAGCAGTTGGTTCCATCGTGACTGTTCAATTCGGTGGAATTACGAACGCTCGCGTTACTAGTTCAGCAGCACTTGCTATTGGTGCAAACTTGACTGCGTCTGATACAGCAGGGATCTTGACTGATACTGGCGGTACTGCTACTGGTACTGTCCCGTGCGCAATCTTGATGGAAACAATTTCAGGAGTAACAACTGATGTTGCTCGCCGGGTCTTTATCCCGCTTCAGTATTGGTTCCGTATTGCGATCTGATGATTGATTAAACCTACACCACTGGACGGGGAAACCCGTCCAGTGGATTTCAATGCTTTACTACAAAGACCTGACGAACCATGTGTTGCTCGCCATTGGTGGTCGCCCATCGACCGCTGCTGGTCAGACTGTCGCAGAACGACAGGCTGAGATCATCAATCAGGCTGGTGAGCATCTGTTTGGCTACCAGTGGACGTTCAGGCAAGCCACCGCAATGCTGTCAACGGTTGCAGCCCTGCCCTATGTGGTGCTGCCTGCTGACTTTTCTGAACTGATTGCCGCGTGGTGTGGAACACTGCCGCTCTTAATCACTAATCAGGACGAGGTAGAGAACACCCGCTCGTCTGACTTTGATAGTTACGGTACGCGAGGGTACGTGAAGGCGGTTGTGCCTACAAATGCTGCTCCTACACAGACGTATCAGTTGCAAATCTATCCAACTCCGACTAGTTCGGAGGCAAACAAGATCAAGATCACGTATCGCACGGGCTGGCAGCGCGTATCGACTGCAAACCTGCCCACGGATGTCATCTCAATCCCACTGTATCTAGAAACATTGCTTGTTCTCTACGTCCGTGCGATTACTGAGTCGTATGAAGACGGGCAACAGTCGCAGCGTCTTGCAGAGATTGAGGCTGGAACACTCTTTGGTACTGCGCAACGCAAGGACGGGATGCTGCAAGCACACTTTGGTCAGTTGCGACCAAACGTTTGGATAAACAACTATCGAAACAACGGCGGGTTTGTAATGACAAACACCGTCCCAAGCCCATCATAAGGAAACGCTATGTTAGTAGACCTATCAGGACGCGCTGGAACTGTCACCGCACTACAAACGATTCCAGATGCAATGGAAGTTGCATCGTTAGCAAACATTACTGTCGTTGCTACTGGTAGTTTGACTGCGCGAGTACAAACATCTACTCAACCTGCTACGGGCGGTGGGTCAATTGTTGTAACTCCTTCAATGAACTACATCAAGGTGTGTCCATTGTACCTCACAAGCGGCGGTGCAATCGTTCTGAACGTCATTGGTTGGTCATTCTCAAAGGTTGCTGGTCGATGGATTCCAGTCAATCTTGCGCAGACCACAGCAACGGCTGCGACTGGTGGTGCAATTACTGTTGCTGGAACAGCCCTATTTCCAGCAATAACTTTTTCGGCTAGTGGTGCTGGTGACTACAAGAAATTTGATGGAACCACAAGTTGCACATCTGGTTTTATTGTTGTTGATACCTGCGGTAGCGAACTTATTGAGTTGTATTTCACTGGAACCGCAGCGGCTGCTAACGCACTCGTTTCGTTTATCTAAATGATGTCATCAAATCGAACATGGTCTGTTGCCCCACCCACATTGCGTCAAGAGCGCAATCGAACTCTGTCTCTTGACGGTCAAACGGTTGGCACAAGAAAGTTTGATTTCAGCACGATGGGTGGAAAGGTTGATCTATCTACCTATGGATTGACATTTGCACGTGCTGGTGCAGCCACGTACATTCGTTCAAATGGTTTAGTTGGATACGTTGATAGTGGCTATCCTAGATTCACTTACGAACTCATTGGATCGACCTATGTGTCCAAGGGTGTCTTAATCGAGGCTGCTGTTACAAATAAACTGACTCACAGCCAAACATTCTCCACTGTTGGTGGAGACTTTCAATGGACTGACGTAAATATCACCAGAGCCACTGGTCAAGTTTCACCAGATGGAACTACGAACGCTGTTCGGTTTACTGCAAGTGCAGGCAACGCAACTATCACTCACGGTTTATCAACTCCAAAGCCAAATGCGCAGCGAGTTTGGTCGGCATGGGTCCGGCGTGTAAGTGGTATTGGAGCATTCCAAGTTTCTACCTCGATTGGTAGTGCAGTATGGTCAACGGTAACTATTACTAGTGAATGGGTTCGATATCAAGGGTTGACAGCGGCTAGTCAACAACAACTTGCGTTTCAAATTGTTGACAGTGGTGACTCAGTTGAGATTTGGGGCGCACAACTAGAAGACGGGACTGTTGCATCTTCATATGTTCCCGTCACACTTACACCGGATACCCGTGGTGATGATCGCTTGACCATGAGTGGAACGAATTTCACTTCGTGGTTTACACAGCCCGGTACGTTTGTTGTCAGGTACTTCCGTGGAGCCGTTGGTGCTGGTGATCGATCAGTGCTGGCGTTTGATGTTGCGGCAAACAAGCACTTGCACTTGAAACACGCCAATGGTTCGGCTACTAGCAGTTTGCTTTGGACAACCGGATCTATAACAGCAACGTCATTGACTAGTTCGCGCAATTGCACAGCGTTTACTATCAATGGGTCGTCTAACGCTGAAATCCGAATGTGTACGAACGGCGGGACGGTGACGAGTGGAACATCTGATGTCAGTCCATCGACAATTGGATGGATGAATATTGGTACTGACGCGATTACGGGGATTGGAGACTTTGAAGGTCACCTCAATAATGGTGTCCATTCCGTGGTGTTCTATCCACGCCTTCTTTCAGACATTGAACTTCAAACTTATACGGGATCTTGACTATGACATTTGCACCGATTCAAAATCGTCTTGGCGTTCAACCAGTAGGAACAACTGTTACCTGCGTCAACAAGTCTGGTACATCGGTTGCTATTGGTGATCTTGTCATCACCTCGTTCATCCACGCTGGCGCGGTCGTTGACCCACAGCAGGCTGCGAACACGGGCTACGTGTTCAACTGCATCCGCAAGGCTGTGTCTACAGAGACGGGCAACACGGGCTACCTTGGCGTAGTCACTGGTCTGATGGCTGGCGCAGGCGGAAACGGTCGCGAGGTTGAGGTGCAGTTTGGTGGTATCTGCTCTGTCAAGGTTCTTGTTACTTCTACCGTGACTCCCGGAACGCTTCTTGGTGTATCGAGCACTGCTGGTGTGCTGACAAACTCATCGAGTGTCTTGTCGCCCGGTGGTTACTCAGTCACCCTCATGGATAACGCTGCGGTTGCTGATGGAACCGCGCTCAAGCGCGTCTACATTCCAGTTCAGTACACGTTTGATAGTGGTGGAAATCCATTTGGCGGACCACAGGTTTATGGAAGTAATCGTGCAGGACGATTCTTGAAGGATCTCATTGCAGGAACAAATAGCCTTGATGTCATCATCTTTGGTGATAGCAATACCGGATCAGCCCTTGCTGGTGGGTATGGATACCTTGCAGGTATGGGCGAAGCATTGAGTAATTTGAATGCTGTTTGTTACGGAACTCCACTTGCCCCATTTGTTGACAGAAGTAATAGTGGAGCATCTCGTTTCTATGGCGTATGGCGCGGAACTATTTCAACCATTGCTAAAGATGCGAACTTTAAATCCGGACTCTCAGCAACCGTTGGGTCATCAACCAATGCAGCCGCTCTTCCATATGCACCTTGGAATACTGGAACTGTTCTAACTTCTTACGGAGCATCAACGGTCCAAGGATCTTTGAGTGGCGTAACAATTACTGGAACTGCTGGACAATTTGGATGCACTGCCGCTTTCTTGCAAGTCAATCAACAGGTCGTTATCTCTGGAACCCTCGGCGGTACAGGTTCGATCACCGGGTACACCAGTCCGAAGACCTACTACATCATTGCAACGAATGGTAGCACCACGTTTACGTTGTCAGAGTCATACAGCGGTGCAGCAATTGTTACTACCGCTGGAACTCCAACGGGATTGGCGTATGCATCACAAGCAGACTTTAATGACTGGTTGTATTTTGATCCAACAGGAACTGCTCCTGCGTCCGGTTTCTATAAAGGTACTGGTGTTAACGTTTCGGAAATTCATCCGCTTGCGACTAATGGCGTAAGTCAGAAACTCCGCGTTCGGTATGGAACGGTTAATGGAAGTACTGGAGCGTTTTATCCAAACGTATACAGTGGCGGTTCAGCAAATAACCTTGCAAGACTACTTACTGAATCAGCGATTTCATTAGCAGGAACAACAACACCAACATTTACTGTGTATGAATCAGCAGCCTTTACCGCAAATGGTAAGGGACATACAGCAAATGCAATTGGCTACAACACTACTGGTAGTTTGTATAGTGCTGGTCCCGGAGCATTCTTCTGTCAATCTCTTTACCGTCCATCAACTAAGGGATGGGCAGTACACGCACACGCTTATCAATCCGGTGATGACAGTACCCGAATTGCTCAATTAATAACTGATACATCGACAACGTGGATTCAATACCAACTTCAAGAAATTCGCGAGCGTCAGATTGCTGCGAGCGGAACTGGTCGGGTTATGTTGTTTGTCCACAGTGGAATTAATGGTGCAGATACCGGGGCAACCTTTACTGCTGCCCACATTGCATTGTGGAATAAGTACAAGGCAGTATGGTCATCACTTGGATATCCAGAAACAGACTTGGCAATTGTTTCAATTGTCGGCGTACAAAAGGATTCAGCAGACACAAGTGGTTCTGGCACAACTGGAAATCTTATTGCCGTTCGGGCTGCTGCAAATCAAATGGCATTGGCTAATCCAGATATGACTGTTGTTGATGTCAAGGCATTGATGCCATACTCGGCAATGACCTACGGGACTGGAAGTGCTTCGTACTATCAACGCCTAAACAATTTGCCAAACCAAGGATCAGACATAGTTGTTCATCTGTCTGGTGGTGTAGTTGAAGGTGTTGGTGGGTGGGCAATTACTGGAGTAGCAATTTCCGGAACCGCCGGACAATTCACTTGCTCTGCTGCGCCATATACGTTGATTGTTGGAATGTCTATTACTATATCTGGAACTCTCGGCGGCACTGGCACGATTACTGGATATACGAGTGGAACAAAGTATTACATAACAGCGACCAATGGTTCAACGACATTTACCTTATCCACAACATATGGCGGATCAGGAGTAGTAACAACTGCTGGAACGCCAACAGGCTTGACATACAGTGCAACAAATGTTGCGACAGTAACAACATCAACAACGATGACGTTGACTGGAAACCTAGCCGTTCCTGCTGATGGTTGGTGGGTTGGTTCAACCATAACCGTTGACCTTGTTGGCGGAAGCACTACTGCCCCTGCGTATCAAGAGGCTTATGTAACTCAGTACAACGGGACAACTAAAGTTGCTACTGTTCGTTCGTGGACAGGTGGACAGCCAACCAACGGAACTGCATCTGAAATCCGAATGTCTCGCCGATACCCGTCCGATGGATACACCGTTGTCAGCCAAGCAATTCTTTCCTCACTAATTTCATAACACATGAGTCCACAATCCACAACCAAACTGTTCAATCTGGAAAAAGCCCAGTTGACTCTGACCATCCTCCTCATTCTTGGCGCGGT